AGATCAGTTAGGCTTCTTGTCTAACATACTGCAAGGTGTACCAATAGCACCAAATAAAGAAGTATCTAACTTCCAAAACTATAATCCAATGCAGCAAGCGCTAGGCGCAGGTATAGCAGGGTTAGGTCTCTATCGTGGGATGATGTAATGAATATTCTAAAGGTACAAGACGATCTAAAGAACTTTTCACAACAACAACTTGTCACAGAAATGCAAAGGCCGTCCGGTAACGTACCTCAGTTCCTAGTCCTAAGTGAGCTAAGTCGTAGAAAGAGAATGCAGACAGAGCAAGCCCGTGCCGAAGCCGCTAACACTCCGACTGTAGCACAAGAGGCCGTTACAGCGGCAGGTATGCCTATGGGTGGAGTAGCGCAGATGGCACAAGCTATGGCTCCAAAAACAAGTATGGCTGAAAACACAGGTATTGCTGCAATGATGCCGAAACAACCCACACGTATGGCTACAGGTGGTGTAGTGAAGATGCAGGAGGCAGGTAGTGTTCAAGAACAAATTGACAAGATTATGGCAGAAGCGCGAGCGAACCCAAATAGCATTACAAATACTTTACAACCCGCTATTACAGAATTGTCATTAAAGGGTAGTTATGGGAAGGAAGCACAAAGACAAGTGGTTCAAGCTGCAATCGCAGGTGAACTTGGCCCTGAACTACAGCGTGAGGTTTTATCTAAAGCACTTGCAGGTGAATATGGAGATGAAGTAAAAGAAGGTGCTAAAAGGGCCAGCGGCGTATTAGAACAATCAGGACTTCGTGGTTTTGAACCTACTAGTAATCAACTAGCTCCAGTAGCGGCAACGGCTGAAACTGTTGTTTCTCCAAGTCGTGGCTTTGAACCTACCGCTAGTCAACTAGCTCCAGTAGCGGCAACGGCTGAAACTGTTGTTTCTCCAAGTCGTGGCTTTGAACCTACCGCTAGTCAACTAGCTCCAATAGCATCAATGGCTGAAACTGTTAAGCCTGAGTTTGAATCAGGGATTCTTAAATCAGGGATTCGTGGTTTTGAACCTACTAGTAATCAACTAGCTCCAACTGCAGCTAACGCTAAAACTGTCTTCCCACCATCAATGATGACTATGCCCGCTATGAGAGACCCTGCTGTCATAGATCCAACAACAGGACAACCTTATAATGCTCTAGGTCTTATGCGACAACAAGCAGAACAAGCTCGTCAAGCAAACGTTAAAGCAGAATTTGAAAAATCAAGGCTTACACCTGATGAGTTAATGGTTCCGTTTAATAACAGTCCTGACCCCGCAGACCTTACTAGGTTTCTAGCCAGTCAAAAACCACGTTACCAAGGCGGTAGTGTTCCGGGCGGCTATCTACCAAGCGAAAATCAAAGGCTAATTAAAGAAGCTGCAGAAATGGCTGATTACTTTAAAAAGAAAAACTTTATGAGTAGTGATCGGTTTAACCGTACTCCTGAAGATAAATTAAAAACACCAGAAGAACAGTTTTCTGAGTTAGGCGCAACTAAGCAAATTATAGATGGCAAAGAGTTTTTTGTAACGCCTATAGGTAACACATACGATAGTAGCGGTGAACTTGTGCAAGGTGGTAAAGCTATACAAGCTATTAATTCTGCACAGGAAGCAGGAGAAGATTTTACTGCGGGTGGCGCTCTCCCTACAAGTAAACTCCCGCTTATTGGTACAGATACTGTAGGTCCATCGCTTAACTTTCTCCCAGACATTACAAACATACCCATTGGTTCAAATCAAGTTGACGCTGAAGGAAACGTAATTCCCGAAACTTTTAAAAAAGCTGAGCTTAATATAGGTGATCTTACAACCCCCGACTTAATTAAAGAACCAATAGCTAATTTAGCAAGTATCTTAGGGGTAAAAGCAGGTTCTGCCCCCGTAACCAATGTTGCTCCACCTGCTAAGAGAAAATCTGATGGCGCAGGATATTTTGGAGACATGCTAGTCGGGCCTTCAGGGTTGTCGCAACCACCAAATCTAGAGACTGGTCTTGTAGGTGTGACTGCGGGTGGAGACCCAAGCATTGCAGCTAATGTAGTTGGAAAGTCTGAGCCGCTTAGTAAAGCAAAAATACCTGTGCTTTCAGACTTATACGATAGCAATATTAAAAAACAACAAGAAGACATTAAAAAACAACAAGAAGCCATTAATATATTTAAAAATGTTAATTTTACTAAGCAAGATGAAGGCAGTTTAACAGCCGCAGAGAATACTACAAAATCTGAAGAAACTCCAGATGACACACCACCTATAATTCCAGATGACACACCACCTCTAACCTCAGAACAGGAATTGTTACGGAAGTTGGACGCTAGGTCTGCGGAGTCTACTGGGTCGTTAATGGATTTTTACAAAGATCTAGAGAAAGATAAGAAGTACGAAACAGCTATGAAGATGGTTGATTTCGGTGCAGAGCTTATGAAGCCTACAGCTACCTTTGGGGAAGGCGCGGGCAATGCGCTTAAAAATGTGCTGAAAGGCTCTAAAGATCGTAAGAAAGAATATAACAGAAACAAGATAGCTATTTTAGGATTGCAAGAAAAGATAGATGCTTCGAAAGCCGCTGCTTTACGGTCACAGATGGGGATGAATATACAACTGGCTAACTTAGATTTAAGAAAAGAGTTAGCAGATGGAAGTGCGGCTAAAGCAGCTAGAGAAAGAGAGGTTGCAGATTTTGAAATGTTAGGCGGGATTGATAAGCTAAACGCATTAAGGTTTGATGTAGAAAACGATAAAGCGACAAACGCACAAAAACTAGAATATATAAGACTCAAATCCATGTTCGATAGTTTAATGCCATCTGGAACAAAGGCTAAAAATGTAGAAATACAAGACACGTAAGGGCTGGATTATGGGCTTATACAACTATATTGATCAGCAAACAGGACAAGCATATAATTTTACTATTAAAGGCGATGCCCCTAGCGATACTGAATTTGCTAGAATAAATCAGGTTTTAAATCAAGACCGTGATGCCGTAAAAGCACGTTTAGAGGAGCAATTTGGAGAGGGAACCGCCGAATTTGATGACGGTACTGCGTTAGGTCGTGGGTTCTCTCGTGGTAAGAAGCAATTTAAAGAAGCTATTGGCGAAACGATAGGTACAATAGGCGAAGAGACAGGGGTTGATTTCCTAAAAGACTACGGTCTTGATGTAGAAGAAAACGCCCGTCAGGAACTTAACGAATTACTACTACAACAGCCGAAGCGTATGCAGTCTACAGATGTAACAGGACTGAGTTCGGGACTTACCTATGCAGGAGAAGTCTTTGGCGAACAAATACCACAGTTAGGTGCAGGTCTTGGCGCAGCAGCTACAACGGCTGTCCTCGCCCCCGCAGCACCATTTGTAGCAGGTGTAGCAGCGGCGGGCGTTGCGACTGCGCCTATACTATTTGGTAACAATATTCAGAGACAAGAAGATCGAGTAGCAGCGGGAGAGTTAGATAGTGTTGATGTAGGTGCGGCTCTCCGAGCTACGTTTGGACAAGCAGCCCTTGAGGGTTTAGCTGACAAGGTCTTGTTAGGTGGTGTGTTACGTCCGCTGGGCAAATCCATCTTTACGAGAACAGCAACTCGTTTAGGTACAGGTGCAGGGACAGAAAGTTTAACTGAGGTCGGACAACAAATGCTTGAACGCGCTCAAGCAGGATTACCTATTGACAGCGAAGATGCTATTGCAGAATACCGCGAAGCAGCTATTGCAGGTGGGTTAGTTGGTGGCGGCACACGAAGCACTATCGGCGCGGTTGGAGACGCCTTTGCATCTGGAGATGTAGACACTACTAAAAAGAATACAGGTAACAAAGCGCAGAGTGCTACAGCGGCTACAAAAACTGGTAAAGATACCACACAAATTGACCCACAAGGAGAGTTGTTTCCTAACCTACCTGAACAGATAAAGCCCGCAGGAGAAGGCACTGTAACTGAAACAACTGAAACAACTGAGCAAAATCAACAATCCGAACAATTAGAACTAGATTTAAACACTGTCACTAATGAAATACTTACAGAAGTGGGAGTAATGAAAGCGGCTCCATTACGTAAAAAAATTGTAAATAAACCTCTCTCTGATCCAGAAGTGCAAAAAAGACTACGGAGTTACGCTAAAAACTCACAAGTAAAGAAAAAAGTACCTGATATAGGAGATAGGATTGAGCGATTACTTACTGGAGCAGGAGCTACAGCTAACGTCACAGGAGCTGGAAGACGCGCTGAGAGTAGTGGATCTAGCGTGGTTGGAATCGAAGGGACTGGAAGTGGAGTTGAGAGTGCCAAAGAGCCTGTATCATCTGACGATGGAGCAGTGGGAAATAGTGTGCCAGCTACTGATGATACTACAGACACAACAGGAGCAAAGTCAGATACACTAACCGCAAAACAAGTGCATGATAAAGAAATGGCAGAGATACGTGCCAGAAACAAACCTATGATGGACGGGATAGCTGAGACAACGGCTGAAATGGAAGCTGATATAGCGGCAAAAATGGCTAAAGAAGAGGCAAAAGTAGAAGCTCTTAAAAAGACTACAGAACAACAAACCGCCAAACCCCTAGCAGACCCACCTAATCTACGTGCGCCTGTTGTGCCGAAACCTACACTCAAGCTTGAACCGGGAATGGACGTAACTCGTGCAGGGCAAGTTATACCTGCAGGTATAGACGTTACGCCCCCTGCCCCTGTCGCTCCAGATACCACTCTTGTTGATTCTGTTAAGAAAGCTGTAGAAGACGAAAACTCTGTAGCTCAGCAAGAACTGCAACAAAGAATAGACGAAAGGTTTACTAAACAACCAAGAGCAAAAGTGGGAGGAGTATCTAGAGAAGATACACAAATAGCTAGAGAGTTCGCTGAGACAGAAGCTGAGTCTGGAGAAGTTGATACAACCACAGTGGCAGATAAACAGGCTGTGTTAAATTTATTGGATGCCCCAAATAAAAGCAAAGAACAAAAAGCGGCAAACATATTTTTTAGTAAAATAAGAAGACCTGCAGATGCGCTAGCAGCCCTAGGAGCCGCAAGTATTAGCCAACCTAAACAAAGCTACACACGGGAGGATGTAAACTCTGATGCAGAGTATTTATTTTACCAAGACCAAACTAGGGATAACGGACGTTTAGCAGCTATATGGGTAAAAAATAATATGTCCCCCGAAGCTCAAGCTATTGTGTCAAAGAACATAGTAATATATGGGCGCGATCCGCAATCCAAAGCTACTTCTGAGCGCATAGATGCTCAGATAGAAACAAGACGAGCGGAGGCCATAATACAGGCCGAGCCAAAACAAGCTTCGAACAAGTTAGCCCAAGAGTTCCAACTTAAAACTGTTAAAGGTGAGGATACACGAGAAGCTGCATTGCGTCGCAGAGATGGATTCTTTTTAGAAAACCCAGTGGCTTCATTGGACTTACGATTGCTACCTAGCATGATAAATGCGTTAGAGAATAATCAGCTAGGCGTAGTACTACGTTCTATAGCGGCTACTAACCCTGTAAAGCGTGTACGTCAGATTGCGGCTAAGTTGGATAAAGCTACAGGTAATACACAAGTACAAGTGCTTGATAGTCTTGAACCTATATTGGGACGCGAAGGTGCGGGGTTCTTTGAACCTGAAACAAATACTATTTATGTAAACAGAAATACTGGTATGAACGCACATACTGTACTGCATGAGATGACCCATGCGGTTACTTCGGCTTCTATAGCTAATAAGTCTTCACCGACTACAAAGCAGTTAGAGAATGTGTTCAACGTAGCTCGTGAGCAAATCGGTGAAGTGTACGGTACTAGAGACCTAAACGAGTTTGTTGCTGAAGCTCTAAGTAATCCTCAGTTTCAAACAATGTTAGCACTTACCAAAACTAATAAAGGTAACACAACATTATGGAATAAGTTTACCGATGCAATTCGTCAGGTTGTGCGCCGCGTGTTAGGCTTACCACGATCATCTGCTCTAACAGAAGTAGATCGTATAATAGAGGGTATGATAGCACCTGCTCCAGAATATCGTGACGCTCCAAGAATACCGCTTATTGCTGCAACAAAATCAGGAGCGGGTAAACTTCTTAGTAGTGTGGCAAATGTAGTTCCTGAAAGCACTACCGAAACTGTGGTAGACTTCGCAGATATAGCATATAACGAGAATGTTAGCCCAAAACTAAAGAACGCCCTGCTATCCCTAATGCCATCGAACATTTTGTCTGATATCGCAAAGGCTAAAATACCATTTGCACCTGAGTTAAATATATTAATAAACGAAATGAGCGGTACGCTTCGAAACAAAACAGACATGCTAAACTCTTTGTCTAGAGATCTATTTGATTGGCAAAAAGCAAATCCAAAACAGATGAAAGCGCTGAATAACCTAGTACCGCGAAGTACATATTTACGCGTTGATCCATCCGCAGATGTCGGGCAGTACTCTGATAGTCGTGAAAAAACACAATCCCACGCACAGCTACTGGAGATATACAATCAGCTAGATGATAAGGGTAAGACTTTATATCAACAGATGAGAAATTATTTTCAAGATACGTATAATGACGTAATGAAAGCATTAGAGACAAGATTAGAACTTACCATGCCTGATGCTGCGACAAGAACATCAGCTATGCAGAAGTTGACAGAAACATTACGGTCTCAAGGGGGTATAATACGTCCGTATTTTCCACTTACACGTAAGGGTAAGTATAGGCTAGCATACACCGCACCTGACCCATTAAACCCAGATAATAAAACGGGTGAACGCTTTATAGAGTATTACCCTACATTACGCAAAGCGCAGCAAGCCAGAGACAAAGCATTAGAGCTTGGTGGTTCTGCTACAGAAGTTAGTGAAGCTAGTAAACCAATGGACTTGCAAAGGACTCCACCTCCGAGATTTGTACAAGACGTGCTAAATACTGTGGCACTGCGAGAATCGTCTTTTGATTCAAAAGAATCTTATCAGGAAGCAATGCAAGCGTTAGTAGACCTAGCCTTAGACGCCATGCCCGAACGATCTTTCATGCAGAATTTCAGACGCCGTGGCGATGTGAGAGGTTTTATTGGAGACACTACACCTACAGGTATGGGTGGTATAGACTTTGACTCTTACACAATGTTAAAAGAGAAGGGCCGCGATCTAAACAGACAGCTAGTCCAGATGCAGTTTGCAGCTAAGCTGGAGGGCTTTAGGAAGAAATTAGCAGAGCCTAGACAAGAAGGTTCTGAGCAAAGTTATCTAACTGATCCTGAAACTTCTGCAATGGCGACAAAAATGGATCAAATGGCAAAATTTGCTCAATCTCCAAACATACCGAGATGGTCTCAAATGACTAACAGCCTAGGTTTTGCCTACACTATGGGGCTAAACTTTTCGTCCGCGTTTATTACATTCTTTGACGTAGCCATGTCTTCTATGCCTGTGCTTGTAGGTAAGTACGGCACTAGCAATGTGACAAGAGCCTACGCGGATGCGGCTAAATTATTTGCCAAAGCTCCTAAAACACGTACAGCTATGGTTCCCGATGCTGACGGTACATTAGTACCTCAAGAGATAAATATGGGTTATGCTGGTAAGTCGGGAGCAAACTATGGAGATGACCTACCCGCAAATTTTAAGGCAGAAGGATTAGATATAGCAATAGAAATGGCTACAAGCCAAGGGCAGTTTAATCAATCGTTTACTCAAGAAGCTTTGGAAGTGGGTAGAGATGCCCCTTTAGAAACTTTTAATCGCTTTACGAGCTTTATGTTTCATCACTCAGAACGCTTTAATAGAGAAGCTACGTTTGTAGCCGCGTATCTTGCATCTGCTAGAAAAGCACAGCAAGACGGTAAAACTTTAGATGGTGATTTAATAAGAGAGTTATCTCAACAAGCCATCAACGATACAGAGTTTACTCTAGGCGGTACAGCAGCAGCAGGGCGACCTACTGTAGCACAAACAGGTGTAGGTAACATTCTGTTCTTATTTAAGCGTTTTGCTATCAGTAAGTACTATATGATGATGCGTTTAGGGAAAGATGCTATGAGCAACATGAACCCTGAAGAGCGTAGAGCGGCGCAGAAAGGGTTGGCGGGTTTTATGGCGATGACAGGACTTATGGCAGGTCTTGGCGGTATGCCCCTCATGGGAGCTTTCGGTGTACTGTACAACATGTTTGCAGATGAAGATGAAGATGACTTCGAAGCAGCCACACGTAAGTTAGTGGGTGAAGGTGTATACGGTGGACTAACAAATCAAGTCCTAGGAGCAGATATAGCTAACCGCATATCTATGAACAGCCTTCTATACCGTAAACCTATTATCGATAAAGATCAAAGCAACTTATGGACACTTATAGAACAACTTGGTGGTCCTGTTGTGGGTGTTGGTTTGAGCGTAGAGCGTGGTGTAAAGGACATGTTTGACGGCGAAGTTTATAGAGGCATCGAGTCAATGGTTCCCGCAGCCGTGCGAAACGGTATGAAGACGTTACGCTTTATCAGAGACGGAGCCACCACACGTAGAGGCGATCCAATTACAGAAGAGATTAACCCTTACAACCTAGTCATGCAGGGGCTTGGATTTGCACCTCAGTCCTACATTCAAGCTCTAGAGTTTAATAAAAACAACCGCCGTAGACAAGAAGCTATAAATAATAGGCGCACCAAGTTGCTACGTAAACGTAACATGGCGAGACGTGAGGGTGACTTTCAAGAAGTGAATGAAATAGACAGAGCTATTATGGAGTTCAATCAATCTTTACCTAGGGGTGCAGAGAAATCAATTATATCAAGTGATACTAAACGACGATCCGCTGCCTCTTTTGGTAGAACAACTGGCAAGATGCGTGGTGGTATGACTTACACTCCATTCATGGAGAAAAGTCTAAGAGAGTACGATCAAGGGTTCGACCTGTTTTAAAAAACCCCCGATCACAGACATCACGCTAGAAATCGGGGGTACTCTACATATAGTAGGTAAGTCTAAGTGGAGAACAACATCGAGTATCGAGTTGTCATATTTTGTATATCACACAGTTCTCCACACACGTAAACCTAATTTTTTGCTTTCTACGCAAATCTGCACTTCAAACTCCCATCCTTTCATTTTTGCAACACTTTTTAGCTGCTTTGTGCCTTTTTCTGTGTTTATGCATGGCAAAAAGAACGAGGAACTTACGTCCATGTTCTCCCAATTTATAGTAACTCTAAGCCCGTCAGGGTTTAGGTCATCAAGCCTCATCACCTTCTGATCCATCTGGAACCTCATCAAAACCATCAAACGTCATCTGCAATACATCTTGCGGCGGCATGTTAAAGTCTGTGCCTTTAGTCAAACGTTTCTTCACACGTTTTGCATTTTTCTTTTGTTTAAGATCATCGACTAAAGACGCGTAGTTTATCTGCTGATCTGTACACCAGTCCTTAAAAGGTTTTATCCGCAAGAATAGTGCTTTGGTGTCAGGTTCATATCTAGCTATCAACTGTCCACGAGGTGAAGCTGTCACGGGTACTAACTGATCCAGACCATTATCGTGCTTACCCCGTAGGTCTTCAGTGCTTTCGATCCTAAGTATGTTGTTGTAGTTTTCTGATATGTAGTTACCTAGTGTCTCATCTACGGAAGCGCCTATATCATTTACAAAGCTATTTCTACGTATCAGTTCTTGGACTACCCATTTATAAACCTTACCTACATCGTAGTTAACAAACCCTAGTTTTTTGGCAATCATCAGCCCTGCTATTATTACAGCATTACCGTTTGACCAGAAACGGTTCTCAGGTCCAAGCCCTGCCGCTTCGTCTAGTTTTGTCTTTATAGACTGTACAATCTTACGAGCCTCATCTTTATTGTTTATCACCCACTGTATGTATTTCGGCCCTATCCAACCGTAGTTTACTTGAATATCTTCATGTAAGGCTGTTGTAACCTTTGTATCCTTTGCACCAGATATTAGTTTTAAAACTTTTATCTCGAATAGCCTCTGCATCTCTGCTTTCGGCGTAGCTTTGTCACGGCTCAATATCTCCCATGCGCTAGTGTTGCCAGAGCTAAGAGCTAATAGTTTCCAAGGCTTACCACGTACACGCTCTTCGTTACCATTTGCTGACAGCCTGTTCTTCTGACGACCACCCGATACTTGATACACATACTCAGACATCTGCCCACTTGTGACGTTAGTCATCTCATCAGAAACCAAAGGTAGGCTGTGCATGACTTCACCACGGTTCATACGCGAGTTGTGTGTGTCATCTTTTTGCAGTGTCAGAAGTTCTGGGTTGCCCCATATTGACATAGCCGCATACTGCGCTGTTGTTTTACCTACACCTGTACCACCGTAAAGATGTATAGCCATGCTATTTAGACCTGTTAGAGCCATAAGAGGAGACCCAAAACCTACACCAACCACGTATTGATGCATCTCAAACCCCTCTCTGTCATAGAAGTTTAGAAGTTCTATGTTCTTTTCTTCTGACCCTTTCGGCTCAAAGTTATCCATAAACCCCGATGTTTTGGAAGAAGGTGGGTTATACGTTATCTCACTCCCTTCGACAAGTTGCTCCCCTAGTACAAAAGATGCCATGTTTTCGTCAACCCAACCAAACTGTCTGTGTGCTTCCGATGCTGTTGATGTGTGCTGTAGTTCATCTACCCATTTTGTTGTGTATGCCATAAGTTTATCCAAATTTTTGCCCCATGCAGTGACGCCTTCTCGTGCCATACTTTTACGAAACTCCTCTCTAGAAGTTACATGTGTAAGTGGTACAGTGAATTGACGTACACCGTCACGAGGTAAGTGTAAGCGAAACACTAGCGTTTCGCCAAGTTCTTCGTCATGTAAACGGCGAGTAATATAAATATCGTGATGGTATATTAGCTCTTCTTCTATATCCCCGTCAGCGTTGCTGCCACGCAGGAAAACACCCCCTGCTGTTCCTCTAAAATACGGTTTAGGAAATATAGGTATATCGTATAACTTACCTGATACAGGGGCTTCTATGGTAACTTCACCATCTGTTTCTTTTATACGCTTACCCAAAACAATCGGAGATTTTATTTGATCTCTAAGGGGGCATTTGCTGCAAACACCTTCGTTTAGTTCGTTAAACCTGTCACAAGTGTACGGCCCTTTTATCTCGTCCATCTTTTTGTACATAGTTGTTGCATCATAATCGGGATGCCTACTAGATATTTTTTCTGCAGCTACTTCGCTGTCTACACAAAACTTTGCAATCGATAGCCCTGCTCTCCACATAGGTTCGCTTATTTCGTCTTGCTTGGTAGCTATGTACTGTAGTTGTTTGCATCCACGCCCTTGTAACGTTTTCTGCATAATAGTTTTAAAAACATTCTCGGAGTTCTCAGCGTACGCTTCGTATAGCGCGTCAGTACCTAGATCAACGTTACTAACTGGCTTCAAATCAACGCCTAGTTTGTCAATAAATTTTGAAAGAACCACAGGCTTTACAGGCTCTACACCGTACAACATAACAGGCAGAGGGTTGTCATCTTTATAGTTATTCGTATTCGGCACTCTTAGTATACGAGCCACATCAGCCGTTACTGCAGGATCTGCAAGCAAACCTTTATCGACACAGGCTTGCTTCAGTCGTTCTGCCGCGTCTACCCATATCTCCGCCGAAACCGCTTCGGTTAGAGACCAATAAACATGAACACCCCGCCCGCTGTTGACCATTGTAGGTTTAGGTAGAGAGAGATCTTTACAGAAGTCACGCAACGCGGACACGGCGAGCTGTTGTGTCGCGTATTCCTTCGAAGGTCCGCAGTCCAGATCAAGGAACAAAGCTTTCAGTTCTTGAGCGTTGTCACCCTTACGATTAGTAGGTTCTTTAAATGTGCTGAGTGCGAAGTATACATCTAGGCCATCATTATCATACTTGTGCGCCGCTTGTTCTACCTCTTCTATGGTAGCGTAGAACTTTTGTATTCTTATATTATCTTTCGCCCTCGCAGCGAATACGCAGTAGTTTCCGTTACTACTCAGTACCCCCCGTAAAAATTCTGTTGTTTCCATAATGCTGCTCCAAAATGTACCGTGGTGGAGTGGAGAAGTATAGAAACCCCACCACGGTAATGACTATTGTTAATGGTTCCCAATGGGTCAATCGTCCCAATCATCAACAATAGACGCAAGGTCTTCATCAGGTGGCGGAGCAGCGCCCTCTGTTTTCTTGGAGACCTTTTTCGGTGCAGGTACTTCGTCCTCTTCGACAGGAGCAGTATCTGCTGTACTTAAAAATACTGTGGATGGATCGTCTTCATCTTCTATAACCCAACCATCGTCAATCGCACGAAAAGGAGAATGTGCTTTCTTCTCGACAAGTTTAATTACTTGCACAGCTTTTATACGTAACGATACACCATTAGTACTCATGTTATAGGGAATTAGGTTTACCCCCAAGTTTACGAGGCTACCGGTTGTGAGCCTAAACTCAGGTGGCAACTTCTTGTTCTTTGAGTCCACAATTAACGGTGGCTCAGTAACATTACCATTGAACTGCCCTTTTAATTGCACTGTACCTATAAAATTGCCTTCGTCATCCCTATTAAAGATTTCCGTATGTTTAGGCATATCAGGCCAGTCTTTATCCGCTTCAGCTTTGTATGCCGCTTCCATATGACTATACAATTCTTTAGCCTGACTTTTTGTCATTTTAAAGTCCATCTCAAACTTTGCGCCGTCCTCAGTAGGTCCGCAAGGCACTGTCTTACCTTTAGGTGGTATCTTTTTATCATACCTGTAAGTTTGATCCAACTTTGGATACAGGGCTTCAACTCTCTCAATCAAATGTAAATTGGCTTCCGCCATTGTCGCTCTCCTTATATTTGAACCCGTCCATTACTTCGAACGGTGATTTATCTATAGAAGTCTTTTCTGAGACAACCATAGTCTGCAATGTAGCCATGCTTGCGGCAGGGCTACTCTTCTGTTTTAAAGCCATTCGTTGCTCTTTATCGTTGAGCGGACGCAAAGCTTTAAAAAATAGTTTAGGGATATCGCTCTTAGCATCAAAGCTAACTTGCGTTACCACCGAAATAGAACTTGTCTTATGCCCATGAAGATACTTTGCGTAAGCTTGCATCGGCATGTTACCGTCCTGCGCCTTTCCAAATATAGATGTCGCAGGAATACGGATTTGATAAATAGTGTCCATCTGCTCCTCAAGTACGATAGCCAAACGTTGTGAGTATCTACAAGCTCGACCACCCCCAGTGCTTGATCCCTTGATGTTTTGCTCACAGCTCATACATCTGTGCGCTTGCCGCTGTCCTGACGGCACATCAGGGGAAGGTACTACGGTGTCTGACGACCAACATGTAGGAGCAGATGGATTTGTCGGATCGTACTTTGCCTCATAATAAGTACGCGCCAACTTAGCAGCATTTACAATAACCACGTTCAGCGGATCTGCAATCACACCTATATGTTCCCCATTAACAGCCCTTTTAAAATGACTGTCCCCAAGAGTTATATTGTTAAACGCTGTATCTGACATTACTCAGCTTGCCCTGATTTACTCACTCGTGACAATGCCGACTCCACATCGTTTAAGCGAAAACGGTATACCTCACCGACTTTTATGTAGGTGTCATCAGGTATGTAGTCGTTGTTTACCCACTTACGAACAGTAGAGACAGATACTTGGAAGTAGTCCGCGACCTTATTGATAGGTACGTATGGAGTATCTTCAGTATCTTTCGGTGCAGCACTATATTTAAAGTCCATCATTTGTTTTTCCTCACAGAAACAACGTATTCACTGTCCACGTTTAAACCCAAAGGCTGAAGATCAGGGTTCTCTTCTAAGAACTGCTTTACGTTAGTTTGGTTAAGGCGCTTTTCAAAAAATTCGAGAACGTTATGTTTCTTTACAAATTCAAACATAGATTCCCAATCGTTAGTCCAAACGCGTTGCTTGACAGTGCGATAGAACATACCACTGGTAGTTTTAACACTGTCTACCCCTTGGTCCTTGCAATAGTCCAACATAGCAGTCTTTAACTTATCCTGTTGTCTGGATAACTTTTCGTCTGCTTCTTTGAACTCTGCAGACAACTCAGACCTTTTAGTTCTTATTTTTATAAAGGTCTTTAATAATTTATCGACACTAACGGCCATTTTTTATTCTCCACTTATAGTCACTTTACTGACATATAGTAACTTATAATAGTTAGTCAAGTATTTCTTTGTATAAATTTATCATTTCGGTATGTATGTTGATACGATCATCTAAAAGACGGTAAATACGTTTTTCAGCGCTTGATCCCGCTATCTGTATAACAGTACACTTATGGTTCTGCCCTGACCTATGAACCCGTGCGTTTGCCTGTAAATATGTTTCTAGTGATGAGGTTGGCCCCCACCACACAACAGTGTTAGCAGCGGTAAGCGTAACACCATGAGCAGCGGCTTGTGGTTGTATTATCAAAACACGAGGATCAGGATCTGACTGAAAGCGTTGGAATATATCAGTACGCTTATGCGCGGAAACATCTCCTCGTATGATCTCGGACGTGACCCCGTCCTGCAGCAGCCTGTCGGATAGCATGTCGATTGTATGTCTAAACGGCACAAATACCAAAACTTTCTGGCTACTCTCATCTATAACTTCTTTTAAAACTTGATACCTATTCTTAATATCAAACTGTATCGTGTCACCTTCGTCTGTATATATTGCCCCTGCACTTATCTGTAACAACTTGTTCAGGCTTATAGCAGCGTTGGCTGCGGTGACATCTTCACCTGCTACTTTCATGACCATTTGCTTACGTAGTGTTTCGTAGTACTTCTTTTGTTGTGTTGTCATATCGACAAAGCGCTTAGTGTAAACCATATCAGGTAGATCTAAACACTCGTCTTTAGTAAACCGAATGGCGGGTTGCAATGCTTTGAACACAGTATCTTTAGCTGTTTCTTTTGGCTTGTATTTAAACTGTGTCACCTTCCACATTACTATATCGCGCCAAGAACCAAAAAACCTCGGCACAGATAAGGGGCTAATCATTTTAGCCAAGCCATAGGCATCCAGAGGGCTTTGAGCTGCGGGTGTACCAGTCATCATCCACAGCCAATCATCTTCTCCTATGATTTTATTGAGCGTCTTCCACCGTTTTGTCTGCACATTTTTATAATGTGTAGCCTCGTCAACTATAAAAAGGTCAAACCCACCGTTGGCTATATCGTCTTTTATAATCTCCACACCGTCGTAGTTTATAACTACAAATTCTGCGCCCGCCTCGATTATTTTTTTACGCTTTTCTTTAGATCCGTACGCTACGTCAACCGTTCTGTGCATAGCAAAAGAGAACAAATCGTTTCTCCATGCGCTGTCCATAATAGATAGTGGACATACGACAAGAACTCTGTTCACCTTGCCTTGGTTCATTAGATAGTCAGCAGCCCATATCGAAGACGCTGTTTTTCCCGTACCTTGTTCGTTAAAACAAAACGCTTTCTTATTCATAGTGAGAAACGATGCTGTATCTTTCTGATGTTCAAACGGCTTGTACTGTCCGGGCCAGTTGTAACGTCTGGTAATAGGAGACGGCATGTCTATATTTAAATTCTTCAAAGTATGGACTTCGTCAATACCCCAATTCACGACAACTTCATTCATAGATACTTCCTTACTCTTTGGGATTACAGTTGTTATCTGTTTAGGGTTACGAACTTTAAGCAGTAACGCCTTATCCCTTATTATTTTCATGTTGTTCTCCGTGGTAGCTTGTAGCTACTTCTTTTTACGTGGTGGTTTACTCATCTTCCCACCTGCTGCTCTGTTTTTTGACGGACTTTGTAGCTTTACGCCATCTTTATTTGATCCACCCCTGCTTAGTGCTTTCTTGTGCGCGATGTCCTTACCTTTTCTGTTGACACCCTTCTTGTCCATATTTCTACGAGCGCGTTGTCTTTCCATACGGTCAGCGTGTTCGCCTCTAGATTTTTGTTGCTTATATTCTTTTTTATAAGGTCTGGGTTTGTTTTTATATGGCATTAGTTACTCCCATTATGAAGACACTCCAACACTGGACAATGACGTTTGCATAAACCAGAAGGGCGGGGATTCCACACATCTTTGTCAAACGCTATTTTCATGTTAGCATACTTTGCCAACCATTTCTCCCAAAGAATTGACTCAGAGTCAATTTCATAAGTCTCTTTTATTAAACTTCCTGCAACTACAAAAAGCAAACCCGCTTTTACTTTTGTTACTTCTGGGTAATGTTTAAACACCGAAAGAGCCATGAGTTCTAGCTGTCCTTTATCAGCGTACTTAGATGATCGGCCTGTTTTGTAGTCAACCACCCAAGCCACTCTTGCCAATACATCAACTATTATTAGATCGGCTATACCTCTAAACCATACCTTCTTATCAAAAAAACCACAGGGTTCCAGATCTTCAGTTAACCCCAACCTCTTTTCACATAGCTTTACACCCCTCTTATTATTCAGGGCGTTTAGCGTAGGTTCTATAAAACCAAACTTTTTTGATAATGATTTATCTTTGTCTATATAATCTTCACATGCTTTGTGAAACTCAGTGCCATACCGCATAGCTTCTGTCTCTTCAAAAGGATATTCTTTCAAAATCTTTTCGTGGTAAAACTGTTTCGGACACGTTTCAAAAGCTTTTGCTTTACTAAATGACCAAGGTGCTATGCTCATTCCTCTACCACCCAGTTGATCCTTGCGGCTAGCTTATCATCGCCTAGAGGTTGATTGAAGAACCCTAGCGTGAGCATCTTATCGCAGTTTCTACAGTAGTAGTCTGCGACCATACCGCTGTACCCCATAACAAGGCCGTTCCGTAACTCCCAAGTCTGCATTGTTAATTCGACACCGTCACAGCGTGGGCAGCAAATTAGCTCTCCGCTACTTACCTTAACAAAGTCTTTCCCCTCCGTTGGAGTAGTAGCCCCAAGCATCGTTGCTGTATGTGCATTTTCATACTTTTTCATTACTCGCAGTCTCCATATGATTTCCCTGTACCGCTTTCACAATCTACAGGTAAGCCTGTTGCCCAATCGGGTGTCCATCTCATGCACTCTTCTACATACGCTTGAGCCGCTGCTACTTCGTTGTCTTTCACACAGCAAACTATTGAGTCGTGTACCGTCAACACCACTTTATATTTCTTATTAATTCTTAACATTTGTTCGCCTATAATACAACGTGCTATCGCCTGACACACATTCTCTATTACCTTACCGCCGTATATCTTAGTGCGCCCACGCCTTGTTTTATAGGTATATTCCAAACCACTTTCGGTTTGCTCTGCGCCCAACTGATCGTATAATATACTAAGTCCACTTGGGATCACGAGTGCTTGTCTAGCGGCATCTACCTGTATAATGCCTTTTCGCCCAAACGCTACTTGCCTGTTACTAGCCATTTGCTTGACCATAAAGTTAGCATCTCGCCAAACCTTGCTAATTTTAAAGTTAGCGTCACGATATATTTGTATTATCCTCCGGGCCTCGTGAGGTTCGACTCCATACCCAAACGTCTTTAGCTGTGTGCCAAACTTCTCAGCACCCATGCCATACCCTGCGCCTAGAATTGTAGTTTTTCCAACGAACCGCTGATCCTTTGTGACATCCGCCTCATCACATTGGTATATACGTGACGCCATCTTTACATATACATCCTCACCTTTAGCGAATGATGACGTAAGATCATCTTGCCCTGCAAACCATGCCAATACTCGCGCTTCAATCTGCGAACTGTCAGCCTCTACTATGGTGTAACCTTCGGGTGCAATAATGGCCTTCTTTAGCTTCTTGGCGTTCGGCCCTCTGCTTGGTAGGTTTTGTAGATTTATCTTGTCAGAACCTCCCCATCTACCTGTGTGTGCAGCATAATATCGCACGGGAACTGGCAACATACCTCTCTTAGATATATTGATGAACCGTTCGGTACGGGTTTCTTCTAATGTACTTTTGCTACCTAACCGAGCCGCTACTAAAGACTGTACCTTATCATCGTCATGTTCTTGCAGTGCTTTAAAACCTTCATCAGACTTTGCAAAAGCGTAAGTCTCCTTGCCTGTCGTGGCGCTGATTTTCATAGGTGGTTCTACATCAAGATCTATTAGCATGTTGGCAAATTTTTGGTTGCTCATCAGATCTTTTTTATCTTCTATATCCGCATCGCGTAACAACTTGTCTTTACGTTCTTTGGTATCTTCGAGATGCTGTTCCAGAAGTCCAAGATCAAGGTCGAGTGTAGGCTCAATAAACATACGTAGTGTAAGGTCAATAAGTTTTAACTCTTGTCTGGGAAACTTTGCGCCCATCTTTTTAAAAAGACTGTAGGTTAAATCTACATCGTTCTTGGCATACTCACCATAACGTAGGGCTTCTTGTTCGGTAAAATCGGCTCTGCGTTTACCTTTGGCATTATGTACTTCAGTTCCTTTAACACCGACACCGTATCTTTCTGCCACTGCTTTGAGAGACGCGCTAGTCTCTACACCATGCAAAGCACGAGCCATACACATCGTATCGAACCAAGCTTTTGGTTTTACTCCATACCGCCATGTAAGTATTGACCCATCAAACATAGTATTATGACAGAGAATACCACACTGAGAGAAGTCTATGTGCGCTAACAAACGGTCCAGCAGCGCTGGGTCACGTACGTATTTAGTCTTCTTGTCGTTCTTCTTGATCGCAAGGCCAATAACCTCGAACCTTTTGTCTCGCACATATTCTTCAGTTGTCAGCTTTGATAACGAATAGTCTTGAGCGTAATACGTTTCAAAGTCTAGCGTATAAATATCCATCAGGTTTCAGCTATCTCACCGCCCAGTGACATATACCCACAAACATCTATGTAGTTGTCTAGGTTCTTCGTGCCGTCCCCGTGCAGTCTTGCGATCTTCATCAGGGTCAGCATAATCGGAACATCATCTACCTTTATAAAATCTATAAGGCCAAGGTGCGTGTTCCAGTACGTAGCCATCATCCTAAAGTTCTCTTCAGCGTCGCCGTGCTGCTCGGCTCTGTCTCTAGTGACAAGATCTTTTGCTGTGTCCAGTATCGTACTTCTCCCGGCTGCGTCCGTAGCGTTAATTTCGTCACGCCAATTATCTGAACTTATCCGTGACACTATATTTTTTACAAATTCTATATCGACACCACATTCATCCGCTACCGATGCGTAATCGGCTTTGCGGTTGTTAATTAAGTACTCCCATACCTTGCTCTCTTTTTTAGTCATTATATTCATCCTCAACCAAGCTTAATAAAAGTTTAGCTTTTTCATCACCACGTTCGGTCATGTCTTTTAAGTATTCTATAAGCATTTCTTTTAAATTATCCATTTGCTGTTCTCCTACCAAGGTCTTAATTTAGGTCTTACTAAATGTGACGCGACCTCGCTTACATCACAATGACCTTCTGTTGCGCTAATCTGATCGTAGAACCCACCACTAACTAGCAGTACATCCCAACAAGCATCCTCACTAGGAAACCAGACAGTAAGATACATCTGATGTTCCACAAGGGTATAGCCCACCGTCAACAAAGTAAAAAATTCCATGACAACTCCACATTTTTATGTATTATATTTATAGGGGCGAGTTTCTAACGCAGTTTTTTAGTCCTTTCTTGTTGCGTTTCCTCTCTCTTGACTTGCCCCACTTCTTTATTTTTTTGATCCCAAGGGGCTTTTGAAAGGCTAACTTTTTGATGTCCGTATGCTAGTTTACGTCTATACCCTTGCATCTCTTTCTGGTTCTTGGTCCAACGGCTCATACTACACCCTGCCAAGATCTTCTCCTATGTTCTATTACAATGCCCGCCGCCTTCAGGCCGTCCACGAAGTCATCTAACTCTTCCATCGCGGCAAATATCTCTTGGTCTATTCTCGGTCTGGCGTCTTTACGCCCACTCTCGTCTCGTAAACTATCTACCTGTCGTTTCAGCCACTTTAACTGTGAAGCTTGAAACATACTTAACTGCTCATTTCCCATGACTATCTCCTTTAAGGTTTTTGTCATCTTTCAGAGAGACTTTACGATGTCTTCTATTCGCTTGGCGTAATTGGTTCTTCCACTGTGGGGTTGGGATGTCAGGCATACTTTTTAACCTGATACTACGTTTAGACATTGGTATACCCAATTCTTCAAACAAAATTCTATCTGTCGATCCTTCACCAGTATCAAAGTACATCCCTTCCAGTCCAGTGTATTCTGGATGCCTTGGGTCTTGCGAAGCAAAGTGATGCTCTATCCAATAGTTTCTAATGTTCGGCATAGTTCCTCAATGTCTGCTATGTTTTCTTCGTTCACCACTAGCGCCACGCCATCGGCTGTTTCGATATCTGTCAAGTTCTTTTGTTGTAATGCGGTAGGCTTGTTTGTACCTGCTTTACACTCGATGCCTATGAAACGACCTTTATAGCATGCAATAATATCAGGCACACCGCTACGACCATAACCACCTGTGACTGGGTAGAAGTAATACGCGCCATGCTGTTTTAGTATCTGCACCGCTTTCTTTTTAACTTTTGCTTCTGGTGTCATTTTCCCTCCGTGGGAACTGGCATAATTGGTAGTGTCTAACTACCAATTTGCTCTTCGTTATTATTCGTATATATAAAATACATTCCTGTATTTATTATGACGTGCGCCAATTCCTTGAATACGATCAGTAATCATCAACAATGCAACCTTTTCTTGTAACCATAAAGGGATCTCGGAAATATTGATATAATGACCTTTTACTGACGTGTCAATACATTTCATACCTAAACATGTTATATAAACATCTCCTGTATGTTTTGTGAAGGAAACGCGGTAAACGTTTCCTTCTAGTGGTAGTGCGTATGGTTCTGATATGTCATTCATAGGACATAGAACGCCTTACTGTTCACACGATAACCAATGTCTTCGACAAACTGTCCGTCTTCCAACATCTGCACGACTGCCAACTTACCTTCCAGCTCCTGCGGCAAGTCTTGTTGCGTATACATAAACGTCTTCTCAGGTGGTATGTGATCCATAGTCCACTTGTTCACTTCCAGATCTGTTGCCACACGAAACATTGTATCGCCAAACGTATTCATCTGGGTCTCGACAAAAGTCCACAAGCTGTCACGAGCGTTTGTTTTAGCCTTGGTAACAACGTCACGGTGTTTGAAAAAATCAACCATGTGTTCACCTAGTTCCCGATCAATAAACTGATAGCCACTCTCCACAAGATGTTTGAGTTCGTTAGTAAGCGGATCAGTTCTCGGCATTGTAGTCAAGTTTGCGTAAGCGTTCGTTACATCCAAAGTATCGGAATTGATAACTTTGTTTCTGACTACTTTAGCCGCTGTCACAAGCTTCTCTACGCTCTCACTGATAGAACGGTTCACGTCTTTGTAAGACAGTCCACAAGTTTGATTGACAGTAAGAGGACGCAGATACCTACGCACGTTTGACATTGCTCTAGGTATGTTCACACTTTCTGCCATGTTAGTTCGCTTACCATGTGAATACTTGCCGTTGTCTATGTTAGGACTGAACAAGCAAAATCTATTCACAGCGTCACCAGTGTCTCTGAAATCGGCATAGTCAATCATACCCATTGCATACTGATCACCCTCTCGGTAGACATACAACGAGCCATTCCAATCTTTCTTACCCAAGCCAAACTTGTAGCGTTTCTTCTCGAACTGGATCGCTCCTGCAAACTTCATCATGTTTTGCTGTTGCTCGTTTAGAAAATGCTCCTCTCCATATGCAAAGACTTTTGCTTTCCATAAATCACCTGTCACTTCTGACAAGTCTTTCACGAACGGTATGTTCATATTTATATTAGTTCCCATTAGTTATTCTCCATTTTGTTTTAGTGTTATAATTCTGTAGTTTTAAACTACTCATGTCTTCCTCCAAACTCTTATGTTGCCACAAGCTTGTTTTGCGGTGATCACTTTGCCGTTCACTGCTCGCTTCATGGCTAGCCCTAGAGAGAGGGCTTCGGAGGTGGTTTTAACAAGAACACTATCTCCAACCTCCATCTTATGCACTACTTCTACCCATTTTCCTCTACCCTTTGGGAA